ACCAAGAATTTGTCGCCAACAGCCGAAACCAGCCTGAACTGGCGGTAACTGGCCACGACCGGCCGAGACTGGAAACGATCATTCCAGACCATGCCGGCTCATTAGCTGGGCTTGTGGGGGACATGGCTCAGAAGGTGCTTGGAGTTACTTTGATGCCGTGGCAAATGCACGCTCTTGAAGGAATGCTTGCGGTTGACGTTGATCGCAAGTTTGTGCATCGCTCGAGCCTTGTGTCGGTCGCGCGGCAGAACGGCAAGACCACAATCATTCAGGCGCTTATTCTGTTTTGGCTTGTAGAAATGCCAAAGATCAGGGGTGGCAAACAGACTGTTGTTTCGGGCGCGCACAGACTAGATCTTGCGTGTTTGTTGTTTGATGATCTGTCGCCAATTCTTGAGGAGTACTACGGCGCCAAGATCGTCAAGTCTTACGGTCGTTATCAAGCCACGATGCCAGACGGCAGCAAATGGTGGGTCAAAGCATTAAAGCCAAACCAAGGCCACGGTATGAGCATTGATCTAGTGATCGTGGACGAGCTCTTTGACGTCAACCCTGACTCGGTTGAGGGCGGTCTGTTGCCGGCACAGCGCGCACGCAAAAATCCCTTGGCTTGCTTTTTCAGTACAGCTGGGACAGAAGAAAGTGTGTTGTTCCAGCGCTGGAGAGAGGCAGGCATTCGAGCAATAGACAAAGGCGAGCCGTCCACGATGTACATGGCGGAATGGTCACCTGACCCCAGCCTTGACCCGCTGCATCCATCGTCATGGGCGTGGGGTAATCCTGCGCTCGGCTACACGTTGGACATGGACACAATTAAGCAAGAATCCACAAACCCTGATCGCGCATCGTTCCTGCGCGCAAGTCTCAACCTGTGGGTGAGTGTTGTTCGCGGTTGGATTGAGCCAGGGCGCTGGCCGTCATTGGAATACAAAGGTGACGTGCCCAGCGGTGGCGTAGTAGCAATTGAATCTTCGCTGGACGACTCCCGATACAGCGCGACCAGATGCGTCAACCTGTCAGACGGTCGCGTGCTCGTCACCGTGGCATTCATTGCCGAGTCCATCACAGAGTTGTGGGACAACGTGCAAGAACTTGCCAAAGACCCCACAATCAGGTTTGCGCTGTCGCCAACCGTGGACGCAACCTGCCCACCAAACATTGAGCGCCGCAGGGTCGTGGTCGGCTATGCAGAACTTGGACGCTTTACGCCGTTAGCCAAAAACATGATCGCTGAAGCACGCCTATTGCACACAGGCGAAAAACTGTTAGCCGAACACGTACAACGCGCCGTTGCTGTTCGCACCGACAACACGATCGTGCTCTCAAGCAAACGATCACCTGGGCCTATCGAGTTAGCGCGAACAATGGTCTGGGGAATTGGCATGTGTGCCCGTCCTGCCAACACAGGTAAACCCATGCTTGTTGCCGTAAATAACTAAGATGATTGCGGCGACCGCGCTGCTTGCCTTTTGTCGGAATCGGATAAGTCATGCGCGGTTGCCACTTATGTGACAAAGTAGGACTATGGCGATATTTAACAAAACACGCAAAGCAGCAATAAGCCCTGCCCCATCCAAGGCGGCTGCAGCTGGTGGTTTTGCACCTGGTTATTCATCGTCCAACGTGGGCGTCAACATGATCGGCCAGTACTACACCTACCGCGAAGGCGAGGCACGAAACGCTGCAATCAGCGTGCCAACAATTAACCGTGCGCGCGATCTCATGGCATCAGTCATTGGCTCAATGAATTTGCGTGCATACAACGAGTTTTGGAACGGCGAAGAAATGGAAAAGATTTACATCGCTCCACGTTCATGGCTACGCCGACCAGACCCATCAGTTTCGTTTCAATTTCTTATGTCTTGGACGCTTGATGACTTAATGATGTTTGGTCGCGCGTTTTGGTACATCACTTCGCGCACCGCTGACGGCTACCCTGCCACGTTTACTCGACTGCCTGCCGGCTCAATTACAACAACCGACATGGCTGGCCCTGTGTGGTTTGCCCCGTCAACACAAGTGTATTTTCAAGGCGGAGAAATAGACCCAGCAAACCTTGTGCAATTCCTATCACCAGCACAAGGCTTGATCTACTCGGCACCGGGCGCAATAGAAACCGCGCTCAAACTTGAAGCAGCGCGAAATCGTAACGCATCATCAAGCATCCCTGCCGGCGTACTTAAACAAACAGGTGGCGAACCATTGAGCGCGCAAGAACTTGCTGATTTGGCTAGCGCGTTTAACGCTGCGCGAGCAACTAATCAGACCGCTGCGCTTAACGAGTATTTGACATACACGGAAACAAACAGCACGCCTGACAAAATGCTTTTAATTGAGGCATCGCAATATCAGGCGCTCGAGATGTCACGTCTGGCAAATGTTCCCCCATATTTGGTGGGCGTGGCAACCGGCGCATATTCATATCAGAGCAGTCAGCAAGCACGCGCAGATTTGTATTTGTTTGGCGTGAAATTGTATGCAGACGCGATCGCTGGCGCGCTGTCAATGGACAACGTGCTACCGCGCGGAACATATGTTGAGTTTGATGCTGATGAATACTTAGAAGAAAACTTTATGGCCGATCGCATGGACGATGAAGAAGTAGTTGTTAGAGAAAACACACAAGAGGAGTTAGCACGATGATCAAGTTAATTGCAGGAGATTTTACGGTTGACGCCGCCAAAGGTGACGCGCCACGCCGAACCATTAGCGGAATCGCAGCGCCATACAACGTGCCGGCAGTAGTCAGCGATGGCACAGCTGTCGTATTTCGTCCAGGCTCATTGCCAGTCGAAGGCAAAGCCCCACGCCTGTTCATGTATCACGATGCCAGCCAGCCAGTTGGCGTTGTTACCGAGCGCGTGGACACCGAACAGGGCATGATGTTCAGCGCCAAGATCAGCGCCACCACGCTCGGAAACGATGCGCTTGTGATGGCCATGGATGGCACCATTGACCAAGTTTCGGTGGGCGTAAACCCGACCAAGTTCAGTTATGACGAAGACGGCACAATGATTATCGAAGCCGCCGAATGGATGGAATTGTCGCTCGTGCCAATCGGCGCGTTTGGCGACATGGCACCAATCACCAAGGTCGCTGCAAGTATCCACCAAGAACCCGAAGAAGTAGTGTTAAATGAAGAAGTAACCCCAGTAGAGGAGAAACAAGAAATGTCAGAAGTAACCGCACCAGCAGTCGAGGCAACCATCCCTACTGCACCAATTTTTGCACAAGCCAAAAAAGAGTTTGTATTGCCAAGCGTTGGCGAATTCATGGCCGCTTACCACATCGGTGGCGACACGTTCAAGAACATGAACGCCGCAGTTGCAGAGTATGCAGCATCAAAGCGCACACCATTGCAAGCTGCCGCAGGCGATGTGATCACCACGGATAGTGCCGGCTTGCTGAACACCGTTGTACTGCCACCGCTTGTACAGGATCTAAATTTCGTTCGTCCTGTAGTTGAAGCATTGGGCGCACGCGCATATCCTGACAACGGTCAGCAGAAAACGTTTATTCGTCCAACGATCACCACGCACACCAGCGTTGCAACACAGTCGAGCGAACTCTCGGCCGCATCAGCAACAACCATGGTGATCGCAGCGAACTCGGTTAGCAAGACCACGCTTGCCGGTCAAGTAACTTTGTCTGTACAAGACATTGACTTCACCAGCCCTGCAGCAATGCAATTGATCTTGAACGACCTTATGGGCGAATACATGATCGCATCAGACAACTTCGCTGCAGACAACTTGCTCAGCGCAGCAACATCATCTGGTGTTTGGGATTTGACCGTGGCTGACTTGCTCAAGTCGGTATACGACTCCGCAGTTGACATCAGCAATGGTCGCAACTTCACACCAACCCACATGTTTGTCAGCCCAGACGTATGGGGTCAACTTGGACAACTTGCCGACACCACAGGCCGTCCAGTATTCCCATTCATCGGCGCAGGCCTCACCGGTCAAAACGCACTTGGTGGCGGAAACGCAACTTCATGGAACGGCAACCCACTCGGATTGCAGCTTGTAGTTGACAGCAACTTCGCAGCCAAGACCATGATCATCACCCGTGTTGGTCAAGGTTCAGGTGACGCATTCGAATTCTACGAATCAATCCGTGGCTTGATGAGCGTTGAAGTACCTGCAACCTTGGGTCGCACAATGTCGTTCCACGGATATGTCAGCACATTCGCTGCGATCTCGGGAATGATCCGCAAGATCACCCAGGCTTAGTAGAAAGGCGGCCTAACCGCCATGGCTACTTACACAGTTACTAACAAGTACCTGATTGACAACTTTGCCGTACTGCAACTCCTAACCCCATCGGAGATTGCAGTCGGCAGTTCAATCACGGTTGCTGGAGTTGACGCAACATTCAACGGCACATATACCGTGCGCGCATTGCCACAGTATTTGTTTCTTGGTGTTGATACGCAGGGAGATTTGCTTTACGACTATCAGGTGCCAATTGCTGATCAGGTGCTTTATGCCAAGACCGCTGACGATGTCGAGCGTGTTGCCGCGACCGGCACGGTTTCTTACTCGCCTGTTTGCACGTGGGTAAGCGCCGCCGATGTAATGACTTATCTGGGCATCACAATCACAAACCCATCGGATGATTACACGTTGCTCACGCAATCGGTGTCGGCTGGCAACCAGTTCTGTTATCGCAGGCGTCAGGAAAGCGGTTATATTGACTCTCTAACGACCTCGCCGAACGGGGATGCAACATTGGGCACTTTGATGTATTGCGCCGCTCTGTGGCGCTCTAGAGGGTCAATAGAGGCAACGTATGCCACGTTTGACGGCATGGGCACGGCCCCACAGCAAAGCCTGACCCCGATTGTAAAACAGCTCTTAGGTATTCCCCGTCCAGCGGTTGCCTAATGGCCTATACCGACCTGTTTAACGAGGCGATTGACGATGTCACGGCAACGCTTACTGCGGTGTCAGGGCTCCGCGTTGTAAACGACCCAACAAAACTTGTGCCTAATTGTGTGTACCTTGACGCGCCAAATTTCACTACTACGTTTGGCAACGGCAACATTGTGCGCCTTGAGTTTCCTGTCAAGATAATTGGGTCAGGCCCAGCAGGTCTGCCGGTACTTCGACAAATCTTGAGCATCGTGGCAAGCGTGCTTGGCTCACCAATTATTGTGATGGCAGGCCGTCCGTCAAGCCTTGAGATCGGTGGCGCGCTGTACCCGTGCTACGACTTAGATTGCGCTATCCAAGCACAGACCGCATAATCCACTACTAGCACTAATAAATCATCTACTATCAGAACAGAACTAAGGAGCAATTATGGCAACCTCAACTTATCTTTCAAACCCAACAGTCAAGGTTGGCGCCGCTATCGGCTCAATCACCGACATCACCGATCAGGTGAGCGCAGCCACGTTGACCGTGACCGCCGAAGCACTCGAAGACACCGCATTCGGTTCCACTTCGCGCACTATGACCGCTGGATTGTTCAGCAATTCACTCACGCTCACGGTGTTTGCATCGTACGCAGCGTCAGAGTCCTATGCAGTTTTGTCACCATTACTCGGCACCAAATGCGTTGTCAAAGTAAATCCAAGTAGCGCAGCTGACGGAAGCACAAACCCTGGCTTCATTTTGACGGACACCTATTTGTCCAGCATTCCAGTAATTAACGCATCGCTTGGCGAACTAAGCACCTTTGACATTGAATTTGAAGGTGGCGTGTACAGCGTTGATGTAACCCCATAAGTAACGGCTCCAAGCCGACATAGGAGACAACATGAAAATCAAATTGCAATTAAAGCGCACGCCTGACAGCGCGCCCGAGTACTACTACACAAACCTGTTTGTGGTTACTGAATGGGAACGGCTTGAGCGCCGCAACATTCAGCAATTATCTACGCAACCGCTTTACAGCGATTACTGCTGTTGGATGCACACAATCTTGAAACTTAAAGGCGAACAGATCGGTGACAACTGGCGCGAATGGATTAGCAAAAACCCTGACATCGACATTCTGCCGGTACTGGATGAGACAGACTCAAACCCTACGGACGCGGCACCTACCGCCGCCAACTAGCAGAGATTCTGGTCGCGGTCGGTTGGTGGCCTAGCGACATTATGTTTGACGCTCGAGACATGGCCACGGTCATTAAAGTGCTTAACGAGGCAAATAAGAAAAGAAGGTAATTATGGCGGAAGTGTCTGCGCGCGTTGAAGTGGTCGGGCTCAAAGATGCCTTAAAGACGCTTAATAAGATTGACAAATCTTTGCGCCGAGAAATTACCAAAGATTACAAGCGCATTGTCCAACCTGTTATTGATGACGCCAACAAACTTGTGCCATCAACCGTGCCGTTGTCTGGTATGGCGCGCAATTGGAAAACAGGGTCAGGATTCCAGATGTTGCCGTGGATACCTGGCATGAAACAAAAGATTTCAGCCAAAATCAATACTCGAGCAATCAAGGAATACAACGGGAATACAACAAATGTGGGCACGTTTGCCATCCAATGGAAAGGCGCTACTGGCACCATGTTTGACACGTCAATGGCAGGCTCGCTGGGTCGCGCGCTAACTGCACGCTATGGAAGCCGATCGCGAGTAATGTGGAAAGCGTACGAGCAACGCCAAAACGATGTCATGTCCGAGATGGAGCAGTTGGTTAAGCGCGTTATGGATGAAGCGAACAGAGAGACCGCATAATGGCAATCAATATCCCGATCATTTCAGAGTTTGACGGCAAAGGGATTAAGAAGGCTATTGCCCAATTCAAGCAACTGGAAACCACATCGGAGAAAGCCCAGTTTGCGATCAAGAAGGCGGCGGTGCCGGCAGCTGCAGCGCTTGGCGGTTTGGCTGTTGCGCTTGGTGACGCGACCAAAGCGGCAATGGAAGATCAACAGGAACAGGCGGCGTTAGCGCTTACTTTGCAGAATGTGACTGGCGCGGGCAAAGCCCAGACTGCACAAATTGAAGATCAGATCAGCGCAATGTCTCGAGCATCAGGAATTGCTGACACCGAATACCGCAAGAGCCTTGAGGCTTTAGTGCGCGGTACAAAAGATGTTGACATAGCCATGCGCGACATGAATTTGGTTATGGATATTGCGACCAGCCTGCAAATGGACAGCTCAACCGTGGCCGATGCGCTCGCTAAGGCATATCAGGGCAACTTCAAGGCACTTCGATCATTGAGCCCAGAAATGGCAACCATGATTAAAGAAGGCGCAAGCCTGAACGAAGTTATGGATGTTTTAGGCGGTACGTTTGGCGGCGCTGTTGCTAAAAACGCTGAAACCGCCGCCGGCAAGATGGCAATTTTTAAAAACAGCATTGCTGAAACCAAAGAAGGCATTGGAGAAGCGTTTTTGCCTGTGCTCGAATCAGTACTTCCGTACATGCAAAAGTTTGCTGATTGGGCACAAAACAATCCAGCGGCATTTAAGAACATAGCGTTGGCAATTGGCGCGATCGCTGCAGCAACAGTTCTGTTAAACGTGGCGTTAGCTGCTAACCCTGTTGTTTTGGCTACGGCAGCAATCATTGGTCTGGCATTGGCGTTTAACAAATTGGTTGATGCGATGAGCAGCATGAACAAAGTTGGTGGAATAGCAACCAAAATCCTTGGCGGTTTTATTATGCCAAGCGTCAGTTTGGCTGGAAACATTTTGAAAGCCATACCTGATTTAAATTTGGGTGGTTCTTCGCCAATCAAACCGCCTGCATTGCCACCATCTATAGGCGGTGTTATTCCAAGACTGGCTGAAGGCGGCATCGTTAATAGCCCTACCTTGGCGCTGATTGGTGAAGCAGGCCCAGAAGCCGTAGTGCCATTAAATCGCATGAATACTGGTGGCGGGATAACCATTAACGTCACAGGCGGATTGGCAACCAGCGCAGAGATCGGCGAAAGCGTGGTCAACGCATTGCGCGCCTACTCACGTTCCGCTGGGCCTTTGCAATTACAGGTGGCCTAATGCCTGGCACAGCTGTTGTTGACTCGGGCAACTATGACTTAAAAATTGCTACAGGGTTTCAACAAAACGCGTTTACGCTTGACAATGCCACAAAAGGCGTGTTGGACAATACAACCTTTGTGCTTGACGGCTCTGGAGAATTTGCGAGCGTCACGGACTCGATCACAAACATTACTGTGCGCCGCGGTCGCCGTGACGTGGGCGACCAGTTCAGCGCCGGCACCATGACATTTACTATTCAAGACGTGGACGGCATATTTAACCCATTTGACCAAAACAGCCCGTATTACGACACCGCCGAATCTAAGCCAGGGCTAGCCCCGTTGCGCGCCGTGCAGCTCATTCGATACAGCGCAACCGATGTGCCCCAATCATTGTTTAGCGGTTATGTAGTCAACTACGACTACAACTTTGCGCTTGGCGGTTTAGACACCGTGACCGTGTATTGCGCTGACCAGTTTTATCTGCTCGCGCAAACCTACCTTGACGAATTAAACGTCATCGCTGAAACATCTGGGGAACGCATAGAAACCGTCCTAGACCTGCCAGAAGTTGATTTTCCTGTCGGCTCTCGAGATATCTCCACAGGCACCGTCAACCTTGGCCATGACGCGTCTTACACCGTGCCGGCAGGAACAAATGTGCTGCAATATCTAAACCAAATAAACCAAACCGCCGAATTTGGTCGCTTGTTTATGTCACGCGCTGGCGTACTAACATTTCAAGACCGCATTGGGAACACGCTTAGCGCACCTGTTGCCGATTTTAAAGATGATGGCACGGGGTACAAGTTTGACGGAGTGGGCATCAGTTTTGAAGCAGACGCAGTCATTAACAGATCGGTCGTTACCGCGCTAGATGGCAAAACCGCTACCGCAAGCGATGCCGGGTCAATAGCAACCTATTTTATTCAAACAAGCAGTATTACAAACAGCCTGCTACACCTGCAAAACGAAGTGGACGCTGCAGCATCATATTTGCTTAACGCAGAGCCAGAACCAAGGTTTACTTCTGTGGCAACCAAATATTTAATGCTGACTACCGCTCAAAAAGACACGCTGGCCATACTTGATATTGGCGACACAATCAGCGTTGAAAAAACCTTTGCCAGCGGTGCAGGAACAACCCAATTAGCGCAAGAGCTGTCGGTAGAAGGCATTGAGCATTACCTTGATTTCAGCACAGGCCACAGGGTTTTGTATTCAACTGCGCCTACAACGGTCGTATTTCAGTTTATTTTGGACGATGCCGTATATGGCATCCTTGACGCGCAAAATGCTTTAGGATAGGAGCACTTATGGGAGCAAACGCAGTAACAACAACCTTTGATTTTACCGCCGGTCAAATTCTAACAGCCGCACAAATGGACAACGTCAATTGTGGCGTGCCCGTATTTGCCACCACGGTGACTCGAGACGCAGCCTTTGGCGGTGCCGGCGAAAAAGCCTTAGCACAAGGTCAACTGGCATACATTGAGGCGACCAACAGCTTGCAACAGTATTCAGGCACAGCCTGGCAAAGCGCCTCGTCAATGGTGTGCGTAAAAGCAACTACAACATTTGCGTCTAGCGCTGCAGTATTTGTCGACACCGTATTTACGACTGCGTTTGACACCTACCTAATCGTGGCTGAAGGCACCGCAGCTGCAAACGATTCAATTTTTTTAAACTGGCGTGTTGGCGGTGCAACAAACAGCACGTCAAATTACAACTACCAATATGTTTACGGCAACGGTGCATCAGTAGTTGGCAGTAATGCAACAGGCGGAACTTTTGCCTATATAGGCGACTGGGGAACTACCAGGTCGGCGTTTTCTGTGTTAGTGCAAACTCCAGCAACAGCTGCGCCAACCACCACGCTAAACCAATCAAACCGCAATGGAAACTTTATGTTTAACAGCATTTCAAGTTTTACCGCGTCAACAGCGTTTGATGGATTTACGTTCAAAGGACAAACACAAAACATCAGCGGTCAATACACCGTGTACGCGTTAGGCAAATCAATATGACCGAATTAGTCAATGACAATGGCGTAGATCGTGAAGCAACACCGCAAGAAGCCGCGGAAATTGCGTTAGAACGTGCGGAAGCCACTCGAGAATTAAACGAAAAACAGGCCGCTAAAGAAGCAGCACAAAAAGCCGTAATGGACAAACTTGGTTTAACGCCAGAAGAAATATCAGCATTGTTGTCGTGATGACATGGAAGTTGAAATTGTGGTTTCTGTCATCGGTGGTGGTTTCGCTGTGGTGGTTGCGCTCATTAGCAAAATCGGCCGCGACAACAAAAAAGACCACGGAGAAGTACACCGCACCTTGGGTCGAATAGAAGAAAAGATTGATAATCATGTTGAAAATCACCGATAAAGACAAAGCAATGTTTGCAAGTTACCTACGATCAGTAGTTGGCGCGCTAATTGCTGTTTACTCGACAGGCACCACAGACCCAGCCGACTATGGCAAAGGCGCAATTGCCGCAATTATTCCACCATTGCTCCGATGGGTAAACCCAAAAGACTCAGGCTTTGGACGTGGCAACAGCGAAAGTTAATCCAAACGCACGGCCATACATTGGCAACAGCGATGGCCCTGCAGCTGGCCCGCGTGCCGGCATGAATGAATTTATTAAACAAGTGATTTATCACTCAAATGGCGCGCTTTGGAATAACGGCTCGTATGGTCAGCGTGACATGAAAGGCAAGCCAGGCAATTTGTCGGTACATGCAACTGGTCGCGCGGTGGACATGTCTTATCGAGGTGGTGCACGTCATCCGCAATCGTCACGCAAATCAGCGTTGCCGTTTATTGAGCGCATGGTCGCGAACGCAAACGATCTGGGCATCCAAATGGTCATTGACTATTTTCCAACCCCGTACGGTCGAGCATGGAAATGCGATCGTCAAGCATGGCAGAAATACAGCAAGCCAACAGTCACCGGTGCACCTGGCGGCGACTGGTTCCATATTGAGATATCACCACAGGCCGCGGACTCGGTGATCTTTGTTAAAGCCGCATTTTTAAAGGTGTTCGGGGAAATCCCACCCAAGGCTTGATCTATGTTCTAGGGTCGGAGTACCGACAAAAGGACAGGCAATGACTGACATTCAGATCTTTGATTACAGCGTCTATACAGGAGTGATGGACAACGGCCAAGAAATCTTGGTTCAGATCTTTACCAATCCCGAATCGGGCAAGTTCCTACTAGGACAAATCGCATTCAGAACGGCAACCTCAACCTGGGGCATGCCCATACCTTTGGAGAAACGATGAACTATTTTGCAGAAAAAATCATAGGGCTTGTACTTTGTACCGTCTTTGGCTTTACGGTCGCTGTAGGCGCTCCTGACGCGTCTGGCGCCCCGTCTGGCACCATTGCCCTAGCGCCATTAGACGTCACGCCATACCTTATTGAGCCAACCACGACCACCAGCTCAACAATCTTTATTGACCCTTACAGCAGCGCGTGCGAGCAATTTAGCGCGCTTGCCGTCAACCTTGGCTGGCCGAGGGATGAGCGCACCGTGCTCGAATCTGTCATGTTTAGGGAATCGCGTTGTATCCCAAACAAGGTCAACAACACAGACCCGAACGGGGGCTCACGCGGACTAATGCAGATCAACGGGTTTTGGACACCGTGGTTGACCGAGCGCGGAATTATTACCAGCCCAGAAAACTTGTTACAGGCTGATGTTAATTTGCGTGCAGCATTAGCAATTTACAATTACGGCGTAGATCGTTACGGATACGGCTGGGGGCCATGGAGCGCAACACGATGAGCGAAGGTGCAGCATGGAACCAAGGCGAACTAACCGAAGAAACACGCAAACTTGTATTGGAGCGCACAGAAATGGTGAATCACACAATGGCAATGTTTGGTCTCATTGACGAAATTATGAACGTCAGCAAAAACCCACACGCAAGCATCATCCAACGATTAAAGACAATGAAAAACCAGTTGTCATTAGAAGACCCGATGCCGCTTTACGATGTGACTACACTCGACTTAGCAATCAAAGCACTACAAGCACATTCCTAACCGACACAGGAGATTCCGACAATGAAAACTTGCACAATCTGCAAAGAAACAATCGCCTACCCCGACATTCAAGGCAAAACACATTTCGTATGTGATGGCCGTGTGCCGGTCAGAAAACAAGCACCATTTATCCAAGGCATGTTGGCATCACAATCGTCAGCGGATGCGCGATGGACACGCGAAGAACAAAACAAAGTAGATGCAGCGATCTTGCACGTTGCGCGCACAAAAGGGTTTTTCACATCAGACGACATCTGGAAGCACCTGGGCGATGATTTCCCTGTTACCAAGGGCATTGCTGGTCGGCTAAATGCAGCTGCACGCCGAGGCCATATTCGCAATACAGGCGAACTGGCATACGCACAGCGCGGTGGCGCGCATGACCATGCACAGCGTCTAAGCGTCTGGGCTGGTATCTGATGGGCTTTGATTTAAGCAACTACGAGACAGTCGAGCAACGCCTAGTCCGATGGTGGGCTGCGTACCCAAACGGGCGCGTGTACACCTGCATGATGAACTACACAGGCGATGCTTGCGTGTTCTATTGCGAATTGTACGCCGACAAGGACGACAAGGTGCCAGTCGCAACAGGCTACGCAGAAGAAATCAAAAGTGATCGTGGCGTCAACGCAACATCGTTTGTGGAGAACTGCGAAACAAGCGCCATTGGTCGCGCTATAGCCAACTGCCCGCTACAAGCGCCGGCATCAGGCCCAAGGCCGTCACGCAATGAGATGCAAAAAGTTGAGCGCCTAACGACACCACCACAGCCACAAGTGCATGTTCCCTCTGGTGCATTTGCCACACCTAAGCAAATTGGTTACATTAAGAAACTGGCAAAAGACGCCAACATGGATGATCTTGGATTACTTGAATTTATACATCAAACATTGGACGATGACAGCGCGGTGCTCGAGCTGTTGAAATCGCATGAAGCGTCAAAGATCATTGAGCGTCTGAAATGATATACGTTGCGTTTAACATTATTGGAATTATATTGGGCGTATGGGCAACCATACTTGTGTGCATGTGGGGGAAAAAATGACATTGGACGAACTGATTAGCGCGATTGAACGCTTACAAAGCATTTATGACCGCATGGACAACGAAGACCAGCGCGAAGCAAAACAATATGTGCGATGGGCAATTAAACATTTGGCTGACAAAGCCTGGTCAGCATCCCTGTAATGAAGTTAGACCCGAAAATCAGCGAAGCCGAGTTTAAGGACATGGTGATCAGCATTGCCAAACGGTATGGCTGGCTAGTTCACCACGATCTGCCGGCACAGAACACTCGAGGGCGCTGGATGACCAACGTGCAAGGCGATGTGGGATTCCCAGACTTGTTCATGGTGCACCCGTTCCAAGGCGGTAGGCCGTTGGTGATAGAACTGAAAGCCGAAAAAGGAAAGACAACACCTGGACAAAAGATTTGGTTGAACGCGTGTGAGATGGCAGGTTGTCATGCAGCTGTGTGGAAGCCCAGCGACATGGAATACATCCTGTACACGTTAAGCAATCCAAAAGCATGAAAGGAATGTTGTAAGGGGTAATTAACAACACAAGCCACCCTCGTAGTTGGAAGTGGGCGAAAATCACAAGTGTGCAGCAGGCGCGACAGACTGCAACGCCGTTAATTATCCCTTAGAACACTCTGAACAATCGGCTAGTAGCACGACCTAAGCCATTCGCACGGCAGTTGGTGACACACGGAAACGTGGGTAGATCGGCGCGTCTCGAATCATGCAAGACGAAGTGAAACGGGCGAAGCGTCGAGGCGAGCCGTAAACATAATCGGCTAGTGAGTGCAAAGGGAACGGGTTAGGGCAACCCCGTGGGTGGAGCATTCACACACATATGTTTCATTGGTTCGCATAAGGTAAAGGTTGATAAACAAAAACACACAGACACGGAGACACACACATGAGTCCGACATCATCACAAGGACAAGGCGCGCAAGCGCCGCGTCAGCGCAAGCGGAGCGCGCGAGCATGACACGCAAACTAACCGAACACGACACAGCAATTTACAAACAAGCAAGAGCAGAACTCCTGCGCGACCAACCACTCTGCCATTGGTGCAAACGCAACACAGCAACAGAACTAGACCACCTAGTTGAAAGTGACAAAGGCGGAACCATAGAAGACGGATACGTTGCAGCATGCAAACCATGCAACAGCGCTCGAGGCGCAACATACCGAAACAAAAAACTAGCCAACGCAAAACAAAACCGCGAAAAAGCAATAAACGATTTTTTATACGCGGAACAGATGCC